TGGTACTCGACTAGGATATCCTATGATGGATGTTGAGTTGCAAGATGAAAACTTCTTTGCTTGCTTTGAAGAAGCTGTTTCTACTTACGGTAACGAAGTATTCCAATACAAAATAAGAGAAAACTACCTATCTTTAGAAGGATCAAGTAATACAGCATCAGCTAACAACAAAATTATCAACCCTACATTAGATAGGGCTATTAATATTAGTAAAAACTACGGTACTGAAGCCGATGCTGGAGGATTTGTAACAAGACATACAGGATCTCTACATATGACCGCATCAGTTCAAGAATATGACTTAGAACAATGGGCTATAGATCAAGGTATAACAGGTAGTATTGAGGTTAGAAAGGTATTTTACGAAGCACCTCCTGCTATTTTACGATATTTTGACCCATATGCAGGTACTGGAACAGGTATTCAGTCACTAATGGATGCTTTTGACTTCGGATCATTTAGTCCGGGAGTAAACTTCCTATTAATGCCAGCCTCTTTTGATGTAATGAAGGTACAGGCTATTGAATTCAACGATCAAATTAGAAGATCGGCATATTCTTTTGAAATGGTTAATAATAAACTTAAGATATTCCCAGTACCGAAGAATGATCACCTATTAAGGTTCGAATACTATAAGGTAGATGATAAAAAAGCAGCTACTTTCTTAGATGGAACTGATTTAATTACCAATGTAGGTGAAGTTCCTTATGAAAACCCATCTTATACAGGTATAAACAGTGTAGGAAGACAATGGATCTTTAAGTATACGTTATCTTTAGCTAAAGAACTACTAGCTTATGTTAGAGGTAAGTACCAAACAGTACCAGTTCCCGGTTCTGAAGCTACTTTAAACCAAGCTGACCTATTAGCTGACTCTAGAGCAGAGAAAACAGAACTTTTAACTAACTTAAGAGAGATGTTAGACCAAACATCACGTCAGGCACAGTTAGAACGTAAAGCTAATGAAGGAGAAAACCTTAGTAAAACATTAAAAGAGGTTCCAATGGTCATTTATATAGGATAATGAAGCTAATAGACATCATATCAGAGGTTCAATTCAATACATACGAAGGTATGGTACAGGTAATCTATGATGAAAATACAAATTCAACAGAAATAGCCGCTCTAATGAGGGCTTTACCCGGTGTAACTACGGTAACACTTGCTTCTGATGAAGGAAAGAACAGAGAAACGTTGAAAATTAAGTTAATTACCCAAAAAGACGGTATGGCAGCGTTTCAAGCGTTAAAGCAAAATGCTATTACTAAGTATCCACCTATAAAAGTAATTAATATAGGTCAAAACACCATAGAGAAGAAGTAATGATATTTGGATCCAATAGAGACTTTAATTTACTAGTAGGTATTAACCGAGAACTACTATCAGATGTAGTAGAACAGGAAGTACTATACTATAAACTTAGTCTAGAGGATACACAAGCTAATTTATACGGAGAAGCTACCTCTAAGTCGTACTGGTCGCCGTTAAAACTTAATTGTTTAATAACAAGAGGTGATCAAGTAGTGACTAACGATGAATTTGGACCAGATATGTCAAGAGATGTATCATTTGCGTTTTTAAGACAAGATTTAGTTGATACTAATATGGTACCTGAGATAGGAGATATATTAAATTGGCAAGAAGACTATTATGAAGTTGATACAGTAAGGGAGAACCAATTATTCGTAGGTAGAGACACGTCTTACAACCTAACACCCTACAGCCATCAGTTTGGTTCATCAGTATCTATAATAGTTGATTGTCATATTACAAGAAGAGAAAGAACAGGTATCGAATTTGAAGGTACAACATACTAATACTATGAAAATACAAGATATATTAAAAGAAGACAAGTGGAATCAAGATAGTACCGATTTTAAGTCTAAAAAGACAGGAGTTGACCCGGTAACAGGTACAGTCTCATGGGATATCGAGTATACTCCACTAATTGAACTAAGAAAAGAAGTAGGAGAGCTATATGATGCATATAAAGACACTATTCAGAAGTATCCTGAAGATCAGAAGCTTGATGAATTGTTTAACATCTATTCAAAGTTCAAAAGAGCGTTTAACACACACGTAAACCGTAAATATGGCAAATAGTGGGGAAAAGAATAACAGAGATAAGGTACTACCTAAATCTCAGGTAGAGTTATCTCAAAATACTATTGAGACCTATACCAACCAAGGTAAGGTCCCTGCCCCTGACCCTAAAAGACGAGTAGACCAACGTTCTGTAAAGAATGATGATACTAAAAGACTAAGTATAGGGTTAAAAGACTTAGATGAAGCCATATTCTACTACTTTAATAACGTAATTAAGCCATCTGTTATACAGAATGGTGTACAAAAACCTGTTCCTGTATTATACGGTTCACCAGAAAGATGGGCTTCAGTACAGAAAGACGGATTTTATAGAGATAAAAACGGAAAGATACAAGTTCCGTTAATAATGATTAAAAGAGATAGTGTAGAAAAGAACAGAAACCTTGGAAACAAGATGGACGCTAATAATCCTACACAATTTGGAGTATTTGAAAAGAAATTCTCTAAGAAAAACACATATGATAGATTCTCAGTATTAAATACTAGATCAATCGTTAAAGAATACCAAGGAGTAGTCATACCTGACTATGTAAACCTAGTATACTCATGTACAATCTTTACAGAATATGTAGAACAGATGAATAAACTAGTAGAGGCAGTTAATTACGCTTCAGACGCCTATTGGGGTGATCCAGAAAAGTTTAACTTTAGAGCGATGATTAACAACTACACTACAACCACTGAGTTAATACAAGGTCAAGATAGATCAGTTAAAACAAACTTTCAAATTAACCTACTTGGACATATAATACCAGACGGTATCAATACTTTACCGCAAGGTAATGCTAAGTTCTTTAATAAAGCATCAGTTTTATTTGGAGTAGAAACTGTTAATAACATAAATGACTTAGAATAATATGGCAAATAGATATTCAAACACAAGAATCAATACAACAACAGTTAGGTTTTATGATCAAGCGATGACAAAACTTAATACTATCAATATAGAAGAATCTATGACTGCAGAACAAAAACTATATCTAGGGTTAAACAAAGCATACAGTAGTAATAATAAAATCGCATCCGTAGTCCCTGCAGCACCAGGAGTCTTAGCTGAGGTATCGTTTGCAGACCTTACTTTTGCTACCCCACCAGCAGGTTTTCCTGCATTGACTAAGACAGATTTTCACCTATTTATTAATGGAGTGCTTGTTGAAACAGACGCTATTGACTCTATTACCCAAGAAGGTGCCAACACCAAAGTTGTATTAAATGCAGGACTTAATTTTGAAGTAGATTCAACAGATGAGTTCATGATAACCGGAAAATTTGCATAGTAGATGGCATTAATACAGTGGAAACAGATAAATCCTGAATTAAACGGGAATGGACAACTCACAGGATCACTTGAGATAACAGGTTCGTTCATTTTAAATGGACAGGAACTTGATTTATCTGGGGGTGTTGTTTCCTCTAATCAAACTTTAAGTCTAAACGGATACGAATTAACTATCTCTAAAGGTAATACAATTACTTTACCACAAGGAGATGGTTCTGCCGACACTGGAAGTCTAATTAACTCTGCTTCAGCTGCAGGAAATGTAATTACCTTTACTTTTGGTGATGGTTCTACACAGTCCATAACAATAGATACAGGTTCTGCAGGGAGTACAACAGATATTACTTCACTAAATGCATTTACTTCTTCATATTATGCAGATAGTGCATCTTTCGATCAAAGAATATTAAATATAACTGGTTCTGCTACTGATACAAGCGGATTATTAACAACTGCTTCTTATCAAATTGATTCTGCATCATTTAATGAGAGAATTAGTAATATTGGTGACCATGTTAATATTAGTAATCTAAATACCTTTACTCAATCTGCTGAAAGTAGATTATCTCAATTAGAATCTGCAACTGGTTCATACCTAACATCAGAAACTGATAATCAAACTCTTACAATCGTTGGTGACCAACTTACGATTAGTAGTGGGAACACTATAACAATTCCAACTGGTAGTAACACAACTTTACCAAGTGGATTAATATCTTCATCTGAACAAATTTTAGGTGGTAGTGGTATTCTTAGTGGTTCGCACACAGATATAACTTCATTAAATCAATTCACTTCTTCATATTATATAGAGAGTGCTTCATTTAGTAGTAGAATTTCCTCTATTAATTCCTCTGGAGATATATCTTTTGATGGAAATAGAGTAGTATCTAATACTTTATTAGGAGATCTATACACAGACGGATTTAACGCTGCTACAACTGGAAGTATACAGGACTTTTTAACAGCTGTTTTCTTTCCAACAGAAGCTCCTACAGCTACCTTTACAAATGAAACATCTAACTTTAATACAAACCTAGCAACGAATGGAACTAATTTAGTTTCTGTTGCTTTAACTGATACAGTTGATAATTCTCCTTATACTTTAGTGTTAGGAGGGGCTAACGGTTCGTCTTTTACTGCAGTAGCTACTAATGCAGCATCTTCTTCTTGGGAAATTCAAGCAAACGATAATCTAGCAGCAGGTAATTATATTTACGATGTAGTTGTTGGTGATTCAACTAACGCTACAAGAACTTATTCTAGTAGAACACTAACAATAGCACAGGCTAGCAGTGGAACTTTATCTACTACCGGTAACTTTTATATAATTGAATCTGTAACTACAGGACCTATTTACTTAAACTCAAATGGTAGAACAGGAGCACAAGGAGGAGTAACAGTAAGTTATTCTCCTAACTATGGATCTCAAGTAGCTACAAACTTTAGTTCTACTAATCCATTTATTTCTATTAATAGTACAACTGGTTTATTATCTGTAGGTACAGCAATCAGTGGTAGCGGCAATATAGAAGGAATAATTTTAAATTCTGATATTAGTTGGACAGATCAATATGGTAATACATCTACTGCTCCGATTAATGTTCAAGTAACTAGAAACTTTGCACCAAGTATTACATTTTCTAACTCAGGACTTAGAAATACTAATCAAGCAATCTCAGGTTCCTCTCTCGGTACTGTTACTTTTGGAGATACAGAAGGTGATGCAATCAACTACTCTACTTTTACCTTTGATGTACTTTCTGGAAATGCTTCTGATTTGACCGCAGTACGAGTAGGCAGTGGATTTGAAATTAGGGCAACAACTAACCTATCAGCAGGTAGCTATTCAGTAAGGTTTACCGTAAAAGACATTCATGGGTTCAATACCGGTAGTATTACACCTACTATTACAATTGCCTCTGCCGATGATGGAAGATTAACAGGAGATTCAAACATCTATATTGTAGAATCTGCAATAACAGGAGATATATTTAGAGATGCAACAGGATATAATAATGGAAACCTAGCACAAATTGGAGTAAGTTACTCCCCTAATTATGGATCCCAAGTTGCTACTTTAACATCTTCTAATCCTGCAATACTTGTGGACGGGTTAGGTAATTTAACTTTAGGAGTAGATTTAAGCGGTTCATTAACTCAAAGTGGTGCTACTTTTGATAGTACTATCTCTTGGGTTGATCAATACGGGAATACAGATTCGACTATTATAACAGCTAATGTATTTAGTAATGAAGCACCATCAGCATTAGTAGTTGACTTAGGCCTTACTGCTGATCAAGCTATCAGTGGTTCAACTATAGGAACTTTATCTATTACAGATACTGAATTAAATTCTCCATATTCTTTAAGTATTGGAGGAGTATCTGGAAGTTTATTTAACGCAGTAGCATTAAATGCAGAAAGATCATCTTGGTCAATCCAACCATTTTCACTACTATCTGCAGGAAGCTATCCTGTTACTTTCACTGTTACCGATACTTACGGTGAACAGTCTATATCGTCTAAAACTTTTGAGGTAGAGTCACCTATTACAGATACTTTATATGTATATGATACAGGACAAATATCTAGTACGTATAATAATGACTTAGGTATTCAAAGTCAAACTACAAGTATTCCTCCTGTAGCAACTTCATATACAGGGTATGGGTTTTTAGAAAAGATTGAAGATGGAGAACTTTCTAACTCTACTTTTACCTACGATTGGGGAGGCATTAAAACAGCTACACTACTAGCATCAGCTAGTGGAGCAAATGTCAATACATTATTAACAGATTTAGGAGCTATTTCAAAATCTACCTCAAATAGATTTGTAATATTAATACCATCTGGTTCAGATATGACAGGTGTACCAAGAACAACTAATGATGTTTATGGAAGTAGCACCTTAGATGAATATGTATTAGAAGTAGCACCAGATGGAAATGCTATCGGTAGCGGTTTAGGTACAACAGAAGGTTCAAACATACATAAAATAACATTAGGATCCCCAGTTAATGGAATATCCGATTACATAATGGTTGGTAACAGAGAAACTGTTGCTACTTCAACAAGTATAGAGTTAAGATTAATACCAGTTAGCGGTTCAGCTACATAATAAAGAAAATTAGATGCCATCAATTAGCTCAAAAATAGTATTAAGTTCAGCAGCATCCTCATCAGGGATTGCACTAGCGGATGTTAATTTTATCCGAGGTGCATTCTATACTGTTGCTAACTATACAGATTTAACTGTTATTCCTATCGACAGAATAATGGATGGACAAATTGTATGGGTAGAAGATGCAGCCACTACTTATCAGGCTACCATTACTCCTGCTAACCCTCCTGTTACTTTTGTTGATACTGTATCTTGGTCTGAATTCTCTGGATTTGGAGGTGGTGGAGGAGCCGGCTCTGGTGATATTACAGCAGTTATTGCTGGTCCTGGTTTAGGTGGAGGAGCTTTCTCAGGAACAGCTAATCTTAACGTTAATACAGGAAGCGGTATTTCGATAGTAAATGACGCAGTAACTCTAAATACTGGATCTAATCACTTTATATCTGGAGTAATAGATTTATCTATATTTCAGCAGACTGGTTCGTATTACTCTACAACCAATGAACTACAAGTCACTGGTTCTTTAACTCTTAGAAAAGATAATTCTGGAGATGCACTATCCATATATAATGGAGATACAAAAACTTTTGGAATTACAAACGAAGGTACATTGGTAATGAAGGGACAATCTATAACACCCACTACTATTTTAGGAGGTATGTATATGGACGAAAATTATAATCTTTACATAGGTCAGGAATAACATTTTAACTATATTTATTAATAAGAATTAACTTAAAAACTCGAATAACATGCCAACATGGAAGAAGGTCGTCGTTTCAGGTAGTGGGGTCTCCCAACTAGCCAATGACGCAAATTACTTAATCGACGCACAATCAGGTGCGATCCTTACAGGTTCATTCAGTGGATCCTTTAAAGGAGATGGTTCAGGGCTAACAGGAATCGCTTCGACTCTCTCTTTTACGGGAGATACAGGCAACGACACCCTAAACCTAAAAACGGAATCATTAACTATTGATGGAGCATCTGGAATAGCAACCTCAGTAACCGATAACAAAATTACTATCGATGCTGCAGGTTTATCTGGTTCAGCTCATACCCAAAGATTAGCTATACAAGCAGCCGGTGAAGCATATACCGACACTGCAGTAGATACTCTTTCAGGTTCAGTTGGTAGTTTATTAAATCCACTTGATAATAGAGTAGATGCTTTAGAGGCATTTAGTTCTTCTTTAGATGCAGCTTTTGCAACAGATGCAGAAGTATCAGCAGCAGTAGACACTTTATCAGGATCAGCACATACTCAAAGAGAAGCAATAAAATCAGAACTTTCTGGTGATATTTCATCTGAGGCTGCTACTAGATTAGCAAATGATAATACCCTACAAGGTAATATTGATTCTTTAGAGACAGCAGCAAGAGCAGAATTAAATGCTTCTTCCAGCACACTTCAAGGTAACATTAGTTCTGAAGCATCAACTAGATCAGCAGCAGATACAACCCTACAGGGAAATATCGATTCTGAAGCAGCTACAAGGTTGGCTAATGATAACACCTTACAAACTAATATTACTGCAGAAGAAACTGCAAGAATAGCAGCAGTATCTGGATTATCAGGATCAGCACACACTCAACGTGTAGCTTTAGCAGCAGCACAGTCAACAGCTTATATCGCAGCCGATGCAGCATTAAGTGCTTCTTCTGCAACAGCTTTAGCTTCTAAAGGAACAGCTTTAACTTCTGCTTTCCAAGCAGCAGATAGTGCATTAAGTTCATCAGCTCACTCTCAAAGAGTTGCTATCGAAACATCATTAGATGGTAAGATCTCAACAGAAAAAGGCAGAGTAGACGCTATCTTACTAGCTTCAGATGCAGATAAAGATTCATTTGCAGAGATTGTTAGTTTAATTAACAGTGTAGATACTGAGAACGATACTGCATTTGCAGGGTTCGTTACTTCATCTAACGCAAGAGCAACAAATATTGAAGCTAGTGTAGTTTCCTTATCTGGTTCAGCTCATACTGCTAACGCTAACTTAAAATCAGATGTAACTACTGCTTTCCAAGCAGCTGATGCAACTTTACAAGCAGCTATCAATAGTTTATCAGGATCTAACGCATCCGCTTTATCTTCTAAAGGTTCAGCTTTAACTTCTGATTTCCAAGCAGCAGATAGTGCATTAAGTTCTTCTGCACATGTTCAACGTGTAGCTTTAGCTTCGGCACAGTCAACAGCTTATATTGCTGCTGATACAGCTTTATCATCTTCTGCTCACACTCAGAGATTAGCTATTGAATCTGCTTTAGCAGCAGACATCGCAACTAATGCATCTGATATTGTAACTAATGCATCAGACATTACTTCCTTATCTGGTTCAGCACACACTCAGAGATTAGCTATTGAATCTGCTTTAGCAGCAGACATCGCAACTAATGCATCTGATATTTCATCTGAAGCAACAGCTAGGGCAGCAGCAGATACAACCCTACAAGGTAATATTGATTCTGAAGCAGCTACTAGATTAGCAAATGATAATACCTTACAAGGTAATATTGATTCTGAAGCAACAGCTAGAGCAGCAGCAGACAGCGCATTAAGTTCATCAGCTCATGTTCAAAGAGTAGCATTAGCTTCTGCACAATCAACCGCAGTAAGTTCTTTATCAGGATCAGCACATACTCAAAGAGTTGCTATTGAAACTTCTTTAGATGGTAAAATTACTACTGAAAAAGGAAGAGTAGACGCAATCTTATCAGCTTCTTCAGCAGACAAGGATTCTTTTGCTGAAATTGTAACTTTAATTAATAGTGTAGATACAGCAAACGATCAGGCATTTGCTTCTTATGTATTATCTAATAATACCAGATCAACTGCAATTGAAGGAAGCGTAACAGCTTTATCATCTTCTGCAGCTTTAGCTAATGTTAATCTTTCTTCAGACTTAACTTCTGCTTATACAGCAGCAGATACAGCTTTATCTAGTTCAGCTCATACCCAACGTGTTGCTTTAGCATCAGCTCAATCAACAGCTTACATTGCTGCTGATACAGCTTTATCATCTTCTGCTCATACTCAGAGATTAGCTATTGAATCCGGATTATCTTCTGATATTTCTTCTGAAGCAACTACAAGAGCATCAGCAGATACTACTCTACAAAGTAATATTGATAGTGAAGCAACTACAAGAGCATCAGCAGATACTACTTTACAAGGTAATATCGATTCTTTAGAAACAGCAGCAAGAGCAGAACTAAATGCTTCTTCTAGTACTTTACAGGGAAATATCGATTCTGAGGCATCAACTAGATCAGCAGCAGATACTACTTTACAAGGAAATATCGATTCTGAAGCAGCTACTAGATTAGCTAACGACAACACATTACAGTCGAACATTACTAGCTTATCTGGTTCAGCACACACTCAACGTGTAGCTTTAGCTTCAGCTCAATCTTCTGCATACATTGCAGCAGATACTGCTTTAAGTTCATCAGCTCATACACAACGTGCAGCAATTGAAACTTCTTTAGACGGTAAAATTACTACAGAGAAAGGAAGAATTGATGCAATCTTATCAGCTTCAGTTGCAGATACAGATACTTTTGCAGAAATTGTTACTTTAATCAACTCAGTTGATACAGAGAACGATCAAGCATTTGCAGGATACGTAACTTCTTCTAATGCTCGTCAAACAGCAATTGAAACTTCTGTTACTAACTTATCTAGTTCAGCAGCATTAGCTAACGTTAACCTATCATCTGATCTAACCTCAGCTTACCAAGCAGCAGATTCAACATTATCTACTAACTTAACTTCAGCTTACCAAGCAGCAGATTCAGCCCTAAGTGCTTCTATCGCTACAACGTTATCTGGATTAAGCCAAACATTAACAGTTAATGGTGATACTGGAACAGATGGTATTGATCTTAAAAATGAAGACTTAAACATCGAAGGAGACGGTGGTGGAATTACAACATCAGTAGATGCAGCAACTAACACAATTAGTTTAGTATCTAACGGACTTGTATCTAGCTCGGCTCAAACAGTAGCTAACTTAGTTGGTCAAGATGTAGTAGCAGATTCATTTACTGGAGACGGTTCAGGATTAACGAACTTAACAGTCGCTCAAACAGCAACAGTAGTATCAGCTTTTACTAACGTAACAGAGGTAGTAGTATCTCACAACTTTGGTAGTAAGAACGTACTAGCAACAGTATACGAAGGAGATACTCAAATCATTCCAGCAAGTGTAACAACTACTTCAGATAACGTAGTAACAGTAACATTTAACGAAGCTACTTCAGGTAGAGTAATCGTTGGTAAAGGTGGACATGTAGTATCAGGATCGATTCCTTTTGCTAACTTACTTAACACTCCAACTTTAGTTTCTGGTTCAGAACAAGTTGAACTTGCAGATACAGTAGGATTTACAGCTTATAGCTCTTCAGTAGAAGCTAAGATTAATGCTCTAGACGGAACATTCGCAACAGATGCTGATTTAACTAGCTTATCAGGATCAGCTCATACACAGAGACTAGCTATTGAAGCAGCTTTAGCAGCAGACATTACTAGCAACGCTGGAGATATAGCGACCAACGCATCAGACATTACTTCTTTATCTGGTTCAGCACATACTCAAAGAGTAGCAATTGAAACTTCACTACAGAGTAACATCGACGGTGCAATTTCTACTGCAAACTCTGAATTGAATGCTTCTTCTTCTGCTCTTACAACAGCTTACACGGCAGCAGACAGTGCATTAAGTTCTTCTATTGCAACTACTATCTCTAACTTAAGTTCTACAATCTCAATTTCTGGTTCAACTGGAGCAGCAGACATAAACTTAGTAACAGATGATTTATCAATAGTAGGAGTAGCTGGTCAAACAGAGACTACAGTATCAGGAACTTCCGTATCAGTTGGATTTGTAACTAACCCAACAGTATCTGGAAACTTGACTGTAACAGGAGATTTAACTGTAACAGGAAATACTTTTGAAGCACAAGTAACTAACTTGAACGTTGAGGACAGATTTATCTTACTTAACTCAGGAAGTAACACAGGTGATGCAGGTATTATCTTTGGAGGATCAGACGGATCAGCAAACGTTGGTTCAGGTATCTTCTTTGATAACCCAGCAGGAGTATTTGGATTTGCACAAGGAATAGGATCAGCAGACACATCAGCAACTCACCAATCTAAAATTGGTAACATCGAAGTATCTGCCTCATCTCCAGCAGCAGCTCCAACATTCCAAGGCTCAGGTACTATCCATGTAGATTCTTCAACAGGAGATTTATATATCTATAGTTAATAAAAATAAGTTAATATGTTAAAAAGGTTTTTTAAAATGGCAATAAATAGACAGACTGGTAATAAAAGTAATGATAACTCGGCCTCCATCAATGAAAAGGAGGCTGGGTTCATCATAGCAAAGTTAAGGCAAGCAACATACACTGGAGCAGAATTTGAAACATTCTATACAGTCGTATCTAAACTGCAAAAGTTAGTCGAAAAAAAATAGTAAATAAAATTAGGCCTTCGGGCCTTTTTTTATTATATTATATATACTATTTATTGTAAAGTATTATTGGCCCGAAAGGGGAGTGGACTTATTTTAAGTAGCCAACCGTAATTAAGTAATATGCCAAATTGGAAAAAACTAGTAACTAGCGGGTCTGACGCTAGCCTTAACTCTATTACTGTAGAAACATTTGTCTCTGCCTCTTCTTTTATAGGAGATGGTTCAGGACTAACAGGTGTTACTTCTTATACAGATACAGACACCCTTAACTTTTTAAATTCAATTAATGCCTTATCTGGTTCAGCATTACAAGATGCTATTGATACAGAAAAAGCAAGGATAGATGCAATCTTATTAACAGCAGATGCTGATAAAGATTCATTTGTAGAGATAGTTTCTCTCATTAATTCTATTGATACTGATAACGATACAGCATTCGCTTCTTTCTATACAGCATCCAATGGGAGATTAGGAGCTTTAGAGGCTGCAACTGGTTCCCTCCAAGCATTTACTTCATCATTACAAAATAAAACTTTACTATCCTCATCAGCACAAATTGCTAGTGACATAAGTAGTTCTTTTGTAGCTGCTTCAAGTTCAATAGCAGCTGATATCATAACATTAAATACCTTTAGTTCTTCATTAGAAACTACTATACTTAACCTAACCGGTTCCTTTACCGGGGATGGTTCAGGATTGACCGGCATTATAGCAAACGTAGTTCAAGAAACCACAGTCTTTGATTCATTTACTAATGCTACTACAAAAGCAGTACCGCATAATTTTGGTACTAAAAACGTACTTGTAACAGTCTATGAAGGAGATAGTCAAATTATACCTACAAGTATCGTTACTACTACAGATAACTTAGTAACAGTAACTTTTGATAAAGCAACTACCGGAAGAATAGTAGTAGCAAAAGGAGGACATATCGTTTCCGGTTCACTACCATTAGACCTTTCAGCATTAGAGCAGCATATTATTCCTGCAACAGATAATACTTATGATTTAGGTTCTCCAACCAAACAGT